TGCCAGTTGAAATACCAGTTGAAAAGCCAGTTGAAAAGCCAGTTGAAATGCCAGTTGAAATGCCAGTTGAAATGCCAGTTGAAATGCCAGTTGAAATGCCAGTTGAAATGCCAGTTGAAATCATATCTATAACGCGAGAAATGAAATTAGAAAATGAAATACGTATTAATGAAATTGAAAAAGAAAAACATGATTTAATTCATAATATGAATTTATTAAAAGTGCAACAAAATAAAATAACTGAAATAAAACAAGTATTTGAAGTTGATTTAAAATTATTTAATCAATTTAAATTAGCAAAAGAAACAGATGATTTATTTATAATACCAGAGTTATTTGTTAATAAATATAAGATAATGAATAATTTATTTTTAAAAGATAAATTAGATTGGAGTAATTATTATAATGAGATAAAAAATAATAAAGATAATAATATATATGATGAACATTTTATAACAAATAGTTATGAAAATTCATTTATAAATAATAAAAAATCAGATAAAACTAATAAAATAGAAGAGGAATTATATTTGGATATTTAATATATAATTTCTAAAATATTATATATAAATGTATCGTTATAATGATATTGAAAAAATAGACAAAAATATAGATACAATCATAGACGGTGCTGCAAAACAATATAAAACATTATATGAACCAACGTTAAAAGAAATGGGAGAAGTATATAGTTTTATTATTAATTATATAAAAACAAATAAAAGAGTTGTTTATGGTGGTTTTGCGCAAAATTTATTAATTATACATAAAAATAAAACTGATGCAATTTATTCAGAAATGAATGGTGCTTATTTTAATTGGCCTGATATTGCTGATATTGAATTTTATTCACCTACACCTGTTGCAGATTTAATAGAATTAACTGATGGATTATATAAAAAAAAATATAAATTTATTGAAGGAAAAGAAGGCATGCATCCTGAAACATTTAAAATTTTTGTAAATTTCTTAAATTATAGTGATATTACTTATATGCCTGCACATATTTATAATAACATGCCTATTATTGTAGTAAATGGAATAAAATGTGCTCATCCACATTTTATGATTGTTGATACATATAGGATTTTAACAGATCCAATGACATCATATTGGAGAATAGGTAAAACAATAAAAAGAACTCAATTATTATTAAAACATTATCCTATTGATCAAAGTAATATAAAACAAGTAATTAATTTTCAAGATATAACAGGTAATAGAACTAAAACACAACATGAAGAATATGAAAATATTCTAACATTTATAAGAAAACAAGTTGTGCAAGATAGTAATTTAATAATGGTTGGATTATATGCATATAATTATTATGCAAAAAAAGTAGGAGAAAATTTTGTATTAAATAATATTCCTTATTATGAATTAATTACAACTGATATTGAAAAAGATGGTAAAAATATTCATGCATTATTAGTGAAAAAATATGGTAAAAAAATTACTGTAAAAGAATTTGTTCCTTTTTTCACTTTTATGGATAGACGTATAGAATTTTATCATAATAATAATTTAATTTTAATATTATATAGTAATAATGGTAGATGTATTGTTCATAATTATTCAGAAAAAAAGAAAATATATTTTGGAACATATAATTTAGTTATGATGTATTTATATTTTGAATATTATTATGCATTTATTAATCGTAATAAAAAAAATACTAATTTATTTAATATTTTAATTGGTAAATTTTTTAATTTAAGAAATACGTATTTAAATAATAAAGATATTACAGTAGTTGATGAATCACCTTTTATGGATTTTACATATAAATGTCATGGTATTCCAGTTGATCCTATCAGAGCATCTTTATTAGCAGGTTCTGAAAAAAAGAAGCAAGGAAAACAAATGAAATATAAACATACACCTTCTAATAAACCAAGAGCAGCGCATAAACATGAGTTTTCAAATACTTCAGGAAATCAAAATTCAAATAAAAAATATTTAATTTTAAAAAATTAAAAAATAATATATAGATTATAATATATATAAATGTCTCATTTTGGAGAAAAAACCCCAGATGTAAAATCATTAGAAATGACAGGTGGTGCCAAACGGCGTAAGCCCCGTGGGAAAAAGAATAAAACACTAGACGATGTAGAACCAAGCAATAATGAAAAACCAGTGTCTCCACCTGAGGAATCTAAAGGTGTTGGTGAAACCACAGGTGGTGCTAAGAAGCGCACAAAAAAGACTGGGTCTAAGAAACGATCAAAGAAGAGTTCCAAGAAAGGTTCTATGTCCGGTGGTGCCAAAAAACGCTCATCCAAGAAGAGTTCCAAGAAGGGTTCTAAAAAGCGTTCTAAAAAGAGTTCCAAGAAGAGTTCCATGTCTGGTGGTGCTAAGAAGCGTTCATCTAAAAAGGGTTCCAAGAAAGGTTCCAAGAAGGGATCTAAAAAACGTTCCAAGAAAGCTTCTAAAAAGAGTTCCATGTCTGGTGGTGCTAAGAAGCGGTCCAAGAAAAGTTCCAAGAAAGCTTCGAAAAAGGGTTCAAAGAAGCGATCCAAGAAAGGATCTAAGAAAGGATCTATGTCTGGAGGTGCCAAGAAGCGCTCCAAGAAAGCATCTAAGAAAAGTTCAAAGAAGCGTTCTAAGAAGGGTTCCAAGAAAGGATCCATGTCGGGCGGTGCTAAGAAGCGATCTAAGAAAGCATCCAAAAAGAAGCGTTCCAAGAAATCATCTAAGAAATAAATTTATAAATAAATTAAGCTAAATTATTTAATAAATATAATTATATTTATTAAATTAATTTTAATCTATAAAATCACAATTATCATTACTATCATTATTATTGCTAATATCAGTTGTAATAACTAATTTTTTAACTTGTTTAGTTGTAGTAAATGTTGTATGTTTTATAGTTTTACTAGGTTTTTTATCAACCTTTACATGTTGTGCTTCTGTAGATGAAGATGTATCATCTATAAAATCACAATTATTATCTACAATATCATCATCTGATTCTTTTACTATAGTATTAAACTTTTTTTTATAAAAAGTATTTTCTTTTTTAATAGGTTGAATTAATTGTGTGTGGTCAAAATCTTCTGATAATATTTTATGTTTATTTTTAATAATAATATCATTATGAATTGTATATAATGGCATCATTTTAATATATTTTTTTCTTTTATTAGCTACAGTTTGCAATTCAGGTAATTTATCTTGATTTTTTCTATAATATACTATTTTATCCCATGAATCTTTTAAAAGTGGTAATATTCTATTAAAAAATATATCATCACGTTTAATTGTTACATTATGTGATACATCTAATTTCCAATAAATAATACGATAAAAATAATAATCTTTATTAATATCAAGATATGTGTCTTTAAAAGTATCTAATGATTCTAAAACCCATGCTTCATATTGAGTTTCATCCATATCTAATCGTTTAGGAATTATATATTTTGATTTCCATTCAGGATTATCACCTTCAAATTCTGGTGTAAATTGTTTTGGATAAAATTCTAATATAATTCCTTTTTTTAATCTATTATCTATTTCAATAAGTGTTCCAGTATCATTTTCATAATTTTTACTAGTATCGCGTGTGTCTGCAAGATATTCTTGTTTTGTTTTATATTCAGTTATTTTACATTGCCAAAAATCACATGCTTCCAAATCACAACATATTAATTGTTGTTGCACTTGACAATAATAATAAAAAGGACAAATTTGACCACATATTTTCCCTTTAATATAAATATCTCTAGTGACAGGACATTTAATTTCTAACATTCGTCCTAATCTAGGTGAAAATATATTATCTAAAGTATATTGAGAACAAATGCCATCAGGTGATGCACCTAAGAAATTATAAGTTTCTGATGGTAATGCACCAAACTCATATACTCTAGTATTATATATATGTTCATAAATCATTGTTGCAGTAGGTTCATATTTTTTACCATGAAATACTGTAGCATTATCTTGAAATGGGAAATTTGGATCGCACTTTTTCAAAATAAAAGATTCAACTGGTTCATATGGATTCATATCAATTGCAGCAGCCATATCTGAAGCTGTTATTCTATTATATCTATAATTATACCATTCAATGGACCTTTGAGCTGGTTGCGGTAAATGTTTTAATTTATTAAAATGTGCAAGTAATGATTTATATTTAGATGGTATTTTAATATCAGGATATAAATTTTCTAGTTCTCGGAAACTATTTGCACCATTATCAAAAGATAATGATTTATTATATCTATATTTATTATTAAATAATCTATTAAAAATTTGATCTATCATTTCAGTTGTTGTGTCAGGTATATCTTTTTTAATAGTTTCATAGACAGTTTTTTTTAATTTTGTTAATTGTAATAAATCAATAGATTTATTTGTATCATTTAATATTTCTATACATTTATTTAATATTAATGAAATAGTACCAAAGGACATTTATTACTATAATTTAAATATTATTTTAAAACAATATAATTTCAATTTATTCTATTATGCATAATAATATTTATTATTATTATATTGTAAATTAGATAATGAAATAATTTTACCATTTATTTCATCATAATTAACAGCTTCTTTCTTTGTCAATATTTTCAATTTAATTAAATCATTTAATTTATCTAATAATTGTTCGCGTTCTATATTACAATTAATTTGTAAATTATTAACAAATTCTTTTATTTTAAGTTTTTTATGAATCACATTTAATTTAGACCATGATTTAGTATATAGATATTTTTCAGCAATATTCGGAGTATCTGTATTTTTTTCTGTATGAGTATCTATTAGTTTTTCAGTATCTGTTTTATTTATATTAACTAATGACTCATAATAATTATTTAACCATGTATAATTAGAATCATTTTCTGATAAATTATTTAATAAACTTTCATAATATTTTATATTTAAATTAGATTTGATCAAAGATATATCCATAGTATATTATTATATGGTCTTTCTTCTTTATAGTTAAATTATAAAATTTTATTAATATATAATTTTTTATAATAATATATAATAATATATAATGTCTCGTAAAAATTTACCATATCGCGAAACAAGTGATTGTTTTTTATTATACAAAGGAAAATTAGTTGCAA